AGGCTGAAGCTGATAAGTTCTTCTTGATGCAGTGCCTGACTGGAGATGTAACTGATGGCTATGCAGGACTCAAAGGATACGGAGCTAAGACAGCAGAGAAGCTCTTGGGTTCCAGACCTACATGGTCATTAGTCGAACAGGCTTACATAAAGGCTGGCTTTACTAAACAAGACGCCCTCACCCAAGCCAGACTAGCGCGGATACTACGCTGGCAAGACTGGGACTATGAGAACAAGAAACCAATTCTATTCACAGGGAAACAACATGCGGCATGAGGCATACATGAAAGAGAAAGAACGACAACCTGACGTAATCAAAGAACCAGAGCATTACACTCAGCACACCATACAGCCCGTAGACTTCATCATGTCTGACGGGCTTTCTTTTTGGGCTGGGAACATCGTCAAGTACGTCACACGTGCTGGCACAAAGCTCTACCCAAACATGGACTCAGTGGAGTCCGAGATCACCGACATCAAGAAAGCAATGCGCTACTGCCAAATGCGTATCAACCAGCTAGAAGGGAGAAAACCTAGCGATGGATAACTTACTACCAAGTGACTACCAGACTTTCATTGCCACCAGCCGATACGCAAGGTGGATCGAAGACAAAGGACGCAGAGAAACATGGCTAGAGACAGTACAGAGATACACTGACTATCTATGCGCTCAACCTGAAATCAAAGAGGCACTGACAGGACAGGACTGGGAAGACATCGAGGATGGTATCCTTGATCTAGCTGTCATGCCATCGATGAGAGCCTTGATGACTGCTGGTGTAGCCGCAGACCGTGACAACACCTGTATCTACAACTGCTCTTACTTGCCTGTAGATCACCCTAGAGCCTTTGATGAAGCTATGTTCATACTTCTGTGTGGCACAGGCGTAGGCTTCAGTGTCGAGCGTCAAGCCATTGGTAATCTACCTGAGATACCAACAGTCGTAGCTGATAGTGACGATGTGATTGTCGTACAGGACAGCAAAGAGGGCTGGGCAAAGGCTCTCAGGAAGCTCATCAGTCTCCTGTACACAGGAGATGTACCTAAGTGGGACATGAGCCGCATAAGACCAGCAGGAAGCCGCCTAAAGACCTTTGGTGGACGTGCCAGTGGTGCTGAACCTCTGAATGATCTGTTCAACTTTACTGTCGCTAAGTTCAAGGGTGCCGCAGGACGCAAACTGAACTCCATAGAGTGTCATGACATCATGTGTAAAATCGGTGAAGTCGTTGTTGTCGGGGGTGTCCGTAGGTCAGCCATGATCAGCTTGAGTAACCTGAGTGATCAGCGAATGTCTCATGCCAAGTCTGGTCAATGGTGGGAAACAGAGCCACAAAGAGCATTAGCTAATAATAGTGCTTGCTACACAGAGAAACCCGACATGGAAACCTTCATGCGCGAGTGGTTAGCTCTTGTCGAGTCTAAGTCTGGTGAACGTGGTATCTTTAGCCGTGTTGCCGCTGAGGCTCACGTAGCCAAGAATGGCAGACGTGACACAGGTCATGCGTGGGGAACTAACCCATGTTCTGAGATCATCCTGCGTGGCAACCAGTTCTGTAATCTTACAGAGGTAGTCGTAAGAGAGTCAGACGATCTTGAGTCACTCAAGCGCAAGGTAAGACTAGCGACAATCCTTGGCACAGCACAGGCCACCTTCACACACATGCCTTACCTCAGACCAATCTGGACTAAGAATACATCAGAGGAGCGTTTGCTTGGTGTGTCCCTGACAGGCATCATGGATCATCCTGTGTTGTCCAAGAACGTAGACAGCTCCAAGTGGTTAGCTGAGATGAAGCAAGTGGCTATAGATACTAATGCTGAGTATGCAGAGAAGATGGGCATCCAGCAGTCAGCCGCTATCACCTGTGTCAAACCTTCGGGTACTGTTAGTCAACTTGTTGACAGTGCTAGTGGTATCCATGCACGACATTCTGACTACTACATACGTACAGTCAGAGGCGACAACAAAGACCCACTGACACAGTTCTTGAAAGACTCTGGTATCCCAGCAGAGGCTGATGTCATGAAGCCTGACTCAACTACTGTATTCAGTTTCCCAACTAAGTCACCTAGAGGTGCAGTCACTAGAAACGAGATGACAGCCCTAGAACAACTTGAGCTATGGAAGACCTATGCTGAAGTCTGGTGTGAACATAAGCCATCTGTGACTATCACAGTACGTGACCATGAGTGGATGGAGTGTGGCAACTGGGTCTACAACAACTTCGACCTATGCTCAGGGATCAGCTTCTTGCCTCACTCAGATCACACATATGCACAGGCTCCTTATCAGGAATGCAGTGAGCTTGAGTATAAGAACATGAAGAAGAAGATGCCCGACAAGATAGACTGGTCAGCTTTGTCTCTATACGAGAAAGAAGACAGTACGTCTGGATCACAGACCCTCGCCTGTACCTCTGGTGCCTGTGAGATCGTGGACATTGCGTCATGAGTGTACCTACATTTGAAGAACTCAGAGAAGCCTTGAAGTGTCCACCAGAGATCGTTGTGCCTCTGATGATCAATGGTAGACCTAAGTCTAGCTACCACCAACATGGCGGTAACTTTAGTGGCAAGAAGAACAGGAAGCCACTGAAGCCACCTCACTATGGCTCGAAGTGGGATAGATAACCAAAAGTAAAAAACACCGATACACAAAGGTATTATCCAAAGTTGTATCGGTGTTTTTTAGTTTTAGCTATCTTTGCTCATCATGACCTTTGCATGGTTGTAGGCTTCTTTGTTTCGCCTAGTCCATCCTCTGCCAAAAGCATCGAAGTTCTTTAATGCTCGATAGAACATATCACGTTCTGAATACAGGCGCGGCAGGATGTCTTTAGCTGGTGTCTTATCGACCTTCATCATGGTCATAGCACCTATCGCTCCATCTACCTCAGCTCCTACAGCTCTCTGTAGTGCCTTAGCGGCTCGACCAGTCCCTGCATTGATGCCCCAGTCGAAGCAGAAGTAGTCAATACCAGTGGGTAGTTGTCCACACTGAAGTCGATCCCAGTACATCTTCCTGTACAAAGGTGCAACATCCTCAACCTGTAGGTTTCTCATGATGTCTTCTGTCACAGTCTCACCAGTCCATTCTTCATAGACTCTGGCTGTGACACCAAGATTAGTCATGCCGCCACTGTCGCGTGGGTCGTCTACAAAACCACCTTCGTGCATAAGTATCATCTCTAGTGATTGATCGAAGTTCTGGTTCATTTGCCTTTACCCTTCAATCTCTCGACTGTTCTCATTGTTCCTAGACCAAGCATACCCATGAGGACTGGGAGCATGGTGCTTGTGTCAGCCTGTGGGATCACTATCCCGAAGCCAGCACATAAAGGTGAAACCAAGAAGTTGACTGAGAAGCCCAATACGCAGACCCAAGCTGTCGCTGGTCTCCAAGATGACTGGAACCAGTTACCTTTGGCGTCTGCTTTGTTTACCTCGATTTGAGCAAGGGCTATTTCCTGAGCATGTTTGTCTGCCATCACAGAGATTTCATGGCTGAGTTTCTGCTTTGTGTCAGCATCAGGAATAAACTTATCTAGTATCCCTGACACCGCTGGTATCAATGCGGCTATCATATATTATTCTCCTTTGTGTTCGTGTCCCATCCAGATACCGAAGACCGCCGTGAGAACACCCATGACCACACTGACAAAAGCTGACTGGGCGGCTACAGGGGCTTCCAAAGACATGAACCATTCGGCACATCTCCACGACATCACCGTAGAGGCCAGCATCATGAATCTTGGGAGTATCTTCCATCGTAGGAACTGTTCGACTGAAACCATCACAGAGCATCCTTGATTGACTTGAGTGTGTCTTTGAGGTTTGCCCCTTTAGGTCTTGGGTTGTAGATGCACTGGTACTGTCTTTGGCATCCTATGTGTAACTCTGAGGTGTGCTGTTCTTGGGTGTTGTTACTACCGATATAGAAGCAAAGCAGACCTGACTTACCTACTCGCTCTTGAGCCGCTAGGCGGCATGTAGTCATCTTGGTATGACTGGCGTTAGCTTGTTTCGACATAAGAAAAGAGACTATGC